GTTGATTTTGAAATGACAGTGACAATTGCCTCAACTGTTCCAGAAGTGAATGACGTACAGACACAGGCGCAAGAAATCCGCCGCGCACTAGCTAGCACTTTTGACGACAGTGGCATCTTTAAACTTGGCTCAGCATTGTTCCGTGTCCAATCCATAAACACTGGATCGCCGGATGAAGGCGACATGATAGTCAAATTCAAATGCGTAGAAGCTGGAAATGCTCCAAGTGTTAATTATGACGTGACATCTCTAGCTGGCGCAACAGAAGCATTTGCACAATTGATAACTAGCAGTTCAGAATATATAAATGCAAAACGTATAGTAGACGCATTGGAAACCGAAGACGAACGCATTGGCTACAACATTACTTACACGGGGGGCGACCCACCATACGAAAGCCAAGCCGTTGCGTACACCGCAGATAATATAATCAATGGCACCAATGCAAATGCCACCCAACAAGCTGGAACATATGATGGAGAGGGTAACTTTACACCTGTTAGCGGCCCAGGCATATATAAGGCCCAATACAGTGAGCAATTTGACGATAACGGCAATGCCGTGGCTTCGTTTTACGGCTATACTTTTTCTCGCTTTTCTACTTCCATCGAAAAAGCAGCATATACCAAATTAGTCGAATTAAATACAAAAATTGCATCCTATGATCCTAATGTGTCGTATTACACTAAGGCGTTAGCACGGGTCGAGACAGCCTCTTATCAAACAGTTCAGCCATGCCATATTGTTGATCTTGCAATTAAAAGCCGCGTATCAATGCGAGTATCAGGCCGTCAAGAACGTTACGGCAGAGATAATTTGCCGGGCTATCCAGTAAGCGATAATGGGTCCAAAAAACGCAAAGCCTTGTTCCTGCTCAAGTACAAAAAAGCGGGAGGAACATTTACTTATGTGCCGGGCATCTTTGCTGTGAGTCGTGCAGCCGAAACTGACAATTTTAACTATCTTAAATTCAATAGTGGATTAACTCTTCCCGCAGAAGCTGCGTACTGGCAGTTCAAGCTAGAGGCTGTAGTCGATGCTGAAGCTGAAGTGGCCAAGCATCCAGAACTACGCACCAACCGCAAAGGTCGAATTGGCGTAGATTTTTTCTACATCGACAACTCTGGAGAGACAGACACAATTGGGATACCTGGCACGATAGCAACCATTCAGTACACTGGCAAGCGTCGAGTAAGCGCCACTGGCAGTCCTCCGGTATTAGGCGAAAACCCTATTGGACTTGCTCAGTGGGCGTTGTTTAATCTTGACGCTGATAATCAATTGCAATTTTCATTTGATGGCGGTCCTGAGTTTACGTTGAGCTGTGCAACTGAGCAGCAAATTCAATCCTTTGGCGATTTTCCCCGTCTATACAATAACATCAGTCTTGTAGGCCTAAATTTATTCTCAGGACGCAACCTCCAAGATCTTCGTAGTTTTACTGCTTTTGTGAACCAAGGTCGTAAAGTAAGAAAATTACGCACCCTTGGATCAACTGACGAGAACAATTTCAAGTGGGACAATCCTTCCTTTGATTTTTACCCATTGGACCCAGATGGCCCCACTTGCTATGCACCAGACATATTCCTAGATACCGTCTTGGATGATGGCGATGGCATAGGAAAGTATGCCAAGACAGAAGGAATTGACATAGCCCAACTAGCACGCACTAAGCAATTCTGTATAATAAATAAATTTTTCATGGATGGCATCATTGCAGATCCTACAAACTGGCGTGGTTTTTGGGTGGAAGCAGCGGCATTTAGTCTTTTGGAATTTGCACGAATAGGTGGACGTGAAACGTTGATTCCAGCAGTGCCATATAATTATGAAACTGGCGAGATGAATCGCATTGTGAATGTATCTGCATTGTTTAATCCAGGAAATATAATGGACGATAGTTACAAGGAAGAATTTATTGACTACGGCGCAAATGTGCGGGATTTGATTGCCTCCATCGTTTACCGTGATACAGATGAAAAAGGTGTGTTTTCCATTAACCGCACGGTAGAAATACGATTAAAAGACACGATAGAAGAAGATGCCGTGCGAGAGACATTTTATGTGTCTAAATTTATAAGCACCAGGGAACAGGCTATTTTCTATGGTAAGTTTTTATGTAACACCCGTAGATACATAACAAAAGCAATTGAATTTAAGACTTTTCCAACTCAAGATCCAGTGAGCCCAGGCGCCTTTGTTTACGTGGACATTGGTCAAAATAATTGGGATGGCATTCGGACCGGCACCATTGGCCCTGAAGGGGCGCTTAATGTGCCGCTTGACAACAATATCCCTAATGGAATTTATAGATTTTTGCTATATCGTAGTGGCAATGGCGTCGTAAGCGTTGAAGCCATAGTGCAAGACAACATTGCGTCAACATTGGCTGCTTACGATGGATGGCTCTTTGTGATGGGCACTGCAACCACAACAAAGCGTGTATTTCGCATAACAGAAGTACAGATGGACGAAGAAGGCGAAATTACAGTGCGTGGCACCAACTATCCATGCACAACTGACGGACTATCTGAAATTGCCAACTTTAGCGACAATAGCTTTACCGTACTTGGTGCGCTAGAGTAGAAGCATCGGCATTTACCTTGATGGCTTTTTATTCTGGGCGGACGGGTGCTTTGTTTTTCATACCAGACTCCGCAACTTATACTACGCAGCCAGATTTTGGGACTGGCGCTAATGACGTGAACCGTGTGTTCAAGATCCGTGACTGGAGCCTTGAGACATCCATGGAACTGCTTGAAACGACCACCATTGATACCGCTGTAAAATCCTATACGCCTGGTGTAGTGAGTTCAACTGGCAGTGCAACTGTTCTTTACTACAGAGACGAAAACAATGCCGCCGGTCGTCGTTTTGATGAATTACTAGCAAAAGTAATGAAGACAACTTCGGCTGGTGTAACAGCATCGGATCGTGTTGTTTTGGGGTTAAGGGTTGGAAACACGCCAGGAGCAGGTGCTGACATCAAAGACGACATTTCCTTTATGGCTTTTATCACTTCTGCTTCATTGCAAGTTTCGACTGGTGAACTAACCAGTATTTCAATTAGTTTCTCAGTTGATGGGCCCTTCCTTGAAATTCCTGACGCATGACCGTATTTTTAGGCCATCATGGTAGGATTAAGCTACATCGTCAATCGTCTGGTGTATTCACCAGCACCGTAGCACCTGCAGATGTCAATACTGTTTTAAATCGCTTTGGTTTCGATGGGTCAGTAGAAAATATACTGACTGGCGACCAACTGGTAATTACCACGACAGATGCTCGTGGCCTTGATTTTTTACCTACATCTACATGGGCTGATGGTGGTGGCACCACATTGAATACGGTGACTGCCTACTGCAATATCAATGCCATTGGAGGCATTCGTTTGTTTAGTACATTTAGTGATGCTATAAACAATAATAGAGCGTCTGAGTATCCAGTGGAAGAATTTACTGGTGCGCCAGTGCCTATTTCAGTACAAATCCATGGATCAGTGGAGCGCGTGCTGGGTGATGTAACTGGTTTTACCATTAACACCGATCGTGAAGCCTTAGAAGCGACAACGATGTCGGATCGATTTAAGCGCATGTACACTGCTGGCTTAATTAGTGGATCCGGCTCCATTGACTGCTTGTTCAACACTGAAAATAGCGGTCAAACTGAAAATTCACTGCTCATGCTTCAATTAATAAATCGCACAGAAATTGGGAGTGAATTCAAGTGTTTCTTGCAGCTCACGCAAAGTAGCATTTACCCTGAGACACAAGACATTTATTACGAATTTGAAGCTGCCATTACTAAAACGGGAGTGGAAGTACGCTCGGATCAAGAGATAGCGTGTGTTATTGATTTTGTTACAACTGGCCAGATTCAATTGTTAATTGGCGAACCAAGTGGTTATATGCTCAAAGAAGACACCGATCGCTTGCTCTTGCAGCAGGGTTTAGACTTTCTCATGACAGAGGTGACCGATTAGAATAATGGTAACTTTGTTGCACTTCGGAGTCTTGTAGCGTGGCAGATCAAAGAATAACGCAACTTGTCCGGCTTACGGAAAACGCGGTGGCAGCCAATGATGTGCTGCCCATTGTTGATATTAGTTCCAGTGAAACCAAGAAGGTCACCGCCAAGGATCTGTTCGAGGCTGGGGCGGCCCTAGCCGATGCCGCCAGCATTGACCTAGTCAAGCTCGACCAGTCCAGCACCACCAAGCTTGGCACCACTGCATTAGCTGATGATGCGATCACTGCCGCCAAGCTAGCCAACGATA